CCGTAACCTAAAATTCGTGCTGCAATCATAATGGCATTCTTATCACCAGCTAACAAATCGCCATAATTAATTTTTTTACCCTCACCATTACCAACAACTAACGACTGAAACAAACGATCTAACACAACACCTTGTTTGATAAGACTAGGAGTAGTAAGAATATCTTCTTCACGAGCTGTCATATATTTCATTTCCACTTTTCCAGATGACAATGGATTGTCCTTAGAATATAACAATCCTTTGCTAGGAAGTTCAACTACCTCTGTAGGGAAATCGTATTTTTCCTTTTCTACAGCCGTAGGTTGGTTTTTCTGTTGCTCAAATTGCTGTACAGCTAGAGCTTTTAACTGCTCATCTGATACCTGATCTACTGAATGTTTGTTTGGTTTTTTGTAATCGTCATCAACTGTTACCATAATTGAAATCCTTTTTATATAACTTTAATTTATTATAAATATGCATAGCTAGTAAAAATCCCGCCTTGCGACGGGATATTTACATGCTTTATTTCAAATACGATTAGAACTGCAGGATTGCATAATCATATTTCAATGTCAATTCGATAGTTACTGGATCTTCAGTACTCCAATCCATATCTCCGAAGGTTGCTGAACTTACAAAAGCACCTTTCAAAGTCCATTCTTCAACTTTATCGCCTACAGGTCCTAATGAGTTGAAAGTAATGTCACGCTTATAGAAGTCACTATAACCGTCACGGCCTGTTACAGACTCGTGGTGCAAACGTACCCATTCCATTACCATTTGAGCACCTGACGGTACAATTGGGTCATACAATGTTACAGTTACGTCTTGCCAACGGCTTTTGCCCTTAAGCTTACGTTCGATGTTGATGTGATCGAGTATAACTTCACCTTGATCAATGCTAGGACGAGACGCTGCCTTGATTAAGTATGATGGAATACCCTCAATATACATGATGAACCGCATTGACAGTTTCGGTTCAAACGCTGTATAAAAGATTTCATTGGGTGATAATAATTCTGCCATTTTTTATTTCTCCTATTTAATATAAATATTCATCATCTACTATTCTGGGAATGCAGCGCCCGTCGGTAGAATATTGAAATCAATAATTATAAATTCCGCAGTTTTTGCTGGTTGTAAATAAATTGCTCCGCGTAATTCATTACGGTCAATTACTTCTGGAGTATTTAATTTTTCATCCATTACAACTTTGAATGCATACAAACCTTGACGTTGTTGCACGTTATCAAAATACGGATTAACTATGCTAAGGAAACGGTTACGTGTTGCCGCAGTATTTTGTTCAAATATCAAATACTTAGTAGTTGATGCAACAAATTTCTTAGCTGCAATTAACAAGCGACGCACATTTACACGATCCAATGCCGATGCCTTTTTCTGAAGAGTTTTCTGCCCAAATACTGCAACTCCTAGATTAGGGAAACTGGCAATGGCGTTTACATTTGCATTATATAAATCATCACGATTACTTTGATCTAATTTACGCTCAGTACGTATAGCCGAGTCAATTCCGCCACGATTCAAACCAGCAGGTGCAAACCACGGAGCAGCTACTCGGTCATTGTATGCATACACACCAGGGACAACAACGCTGGCTGGTACCCATACGGCACGTCCTAAATCACCATCACCGACTAATACCCATGGCCAATATTCAGCAACATAATTACTATTACGCTGATCTGCCTGTTGTACTACGCTACTAATACTAGATGCTCCATATTTCATTGGATCCATTATTAAAAATGCATCACCACGACTTTCAACCATTAATTGCGCTTGAGTTAAAATGCTAGCAGCAGATGTATTTTCGTCTACCAAACCAGGCAATGTCAATAAATTGAAATCGTAATCATCTTGATTTTTCAAAAGATTTATCGCATCTAAGTATGGTGTACGTGCATAACTTTCAGACATATTAAAGCCTTGCTGTGTATTACCGTCTAATGTTGGGAATTTCACAGATGCCGATGCGTAAATATCTTCGTAAAAATTCTTAGGATGTGCTACAGTACCATCACTACCAAACGCAAATGTACCAGATACAGCTAGAGGTAAACTAGCAGATGCAGCATTCACACGAATCTTACCATTTTGATCAAACCATGTCGTTGTATAATTTACATTGGAAACACGTACATATTTTGAAACGTTGGCATATGAGCCGGTGATTTGAAACCATGGCTCAGCAGTACCACTATCTCGCAACGTATACGTAATATCACCAATTCGTTTACTAATAAAATTAGGCGATGTTGGATCTAATGTTAAATTATTATACTGCTCTAAAATAATTTTACGATTGGTAATATCATCACCACGACGTATCAATAACGTAAATGTACCTTTGGTATTACTTACGTTACTAATTTCCCAACGAAGATTTTGTTCAGAACCGTTAACTAGTTTACCACCAGTAGTTTGATCAGCTGCACTACCAGATCCTGCAGTTGATGCGGCTTGTATACCAGAATTTTCTTGGGCGCCGGCTGATAATAAATTTAATTGAAATGCATAATTAGTACCACTGTTAGCATTCACTACATTACTATATGCATATACAGCATCAGTTGGTACTACACGTACTACTGTTAAAGTATCAGCATATTTCAAATATTCTTGAGCTGAATAATTAGTCAAGTATTTATACGTACCTTCACTGATACCAGATCCAGAACTAAATGCACCACCAAATGTAGCTACAAATTCTGAATAACTAGTTACCGTAGTTGGAATATTCGCAGGACCGCGAGATGTAGGACCAATAATAGCAGCGCCAATACCCGCAATTGCTGCGGGTAAGGCTGACTGGTCAATTTCATTGGTAAATACACCTGGCGAAACAATTTTTTCTGCCATTAGTTTTCTCCTTGTTTATTTATTATCCGTTACGACTATTCTGGAAATGCAGCACCAGTCGGTAGGATATTGAAATCAATAATTATAAATTCTGCTGTCTTAGTAGGTTGCAGATAAATCGCTCCACGTAATTCATTGCGATCGATTACTTCTGGAGTATTTAATTTTTCATCCATTACAACTTTGAATGCATACAAACCTTGACGTTGTTGTACATTGTCAAAATATGGATTAACAATACTCAAGAATCTATTTCTAGTCGCTGCCGTGTTCTGTTCGAATATCAAATATTTAGTAGTCGATGCAACAAACTTTTTAGCAGCGATAAGTAATCTACGTACATTTACACGGTCTAATGCTGATGCTTTCTTTTGCATAGTTTTTTGTCCATATACAACTACGCCTTGATTGGGGAAACTAGCTATTGGATTAACATTTGCATCATACAAAGTATCACGGTTACTTTGGCTTAATTTACGTTCCGTACGTAATGCAGTTTCAAGTCCACCACGATTCAAACCGGCTGGTGCAAACCACGGAGCAGCTACTCGGTCATTAAATGCATATACACCTGGTATTAATACACTAGCAGGTACCCATACATTTTTACCAAGCTCGCCATCCGGTATTAATACCCATGGCCAATATTCAGCAACATAATTACTATTACGCTGATCTGCAGTACTTACTACTGTAGATAATGTACCGCCATATGAATATGGATCTACTACTAAAAATGCATCACCGCGACTTTCAACCATTTGTTGAGCTTCGGTAATTACAGCTGCAGCATTGGTATCGCTATCAACTAAACCAGGCAATGTCAATAAATTGAAATCGTAATCATCTTGATTTTTTAACAAACGAATAGCATCAATATAAGGAATACGATATGTTGAATTAGACATATCAAATCCTTGTTGCTGACTATCACCTATATAAATGTTTTCGAAGAATTTCTTAGGATGAGCTTCTGACCCGTTACTACCAAATGCAAATGTACCAGATACAGCTTGAGGTAAACTACCGGTAAAATTAGCATCGCGACGCGAACCGTTTTGATCAAACCAGTTAACTGTATTTTTATATACATCAACACGTACATATTTAGACTTGTTAGCATATGATCCAGTAATTTGAAACCATGGCTGAGTACTATTACTATCTCGTAATGTATATGCAATGTCACCAACTCGCTTGGAAATATAATTTGGTGAATTTGGATCTAATGTTAAATTATTATACTGCTCTAAAATAATTTTACGATTGGTAATATCATCACCACGACGTATCAATAACGTAAATGTACCTTTGGTATTACTTACGTTACTAATTTCCCAACGAAGATTTTGTTCAGAACCGGACAACAATAGTCCGCCGGTACGTTCATCTGATCCAGTACCACTACCGCTAATTGCACGTGCTGATTGACCCGAGTTTTCAATAACACCGGCAGATAACAATGTCATACGGAATGATGGTGCATGGGCTGTACCATCACTAGCAGAATATGCACTTATTACATTACTATATGCATTGGAATAATTACCAGCTAACACACGTACTACTGTTAAAGTATCAGCATATTTCAAATATTCTTGTGCTGAATAATTAGTTAGATACTTATATGTATTTTCGTATCGGTCCGATCCCGATGTAAATACACCACCAAATACCTGAAGGAATTCGGAATAACTGGTTACTGTGGTTGGAATATTTGCAGGTCCACGCTGTGTTGGTCCAATTACTGCTGCGCCAATACCGGTAATACCTGATGGTAATGATGATTGGTCAATTTCATTGGTAAACACGCCTGGCGAGACAATTTTTTCTGCCATTAGTTTGCTCCTAATTTAAATTAATATCGTTTCATATAAATATCAGAGCAAACTGCCAAACATTATGTCATCGGCGTAAATACACCACTTTCAATGTCTAATTGTCCTGCGCCATATTTAGTATTCAATGAGTCTACTAGATTTTTTTCTTTATCACGCATTTCACGATATTCGTTATATAATTTAGTACGTATAGTTTGCAATTCTTGCAATCGTTCTTGCATTAACGTCGTTTCTAAATCAATCTCACCAAATTGGTATACAATCTGATTTACAGTGTCGCGTAATTCTTTAACTTGTTGAATTTCTTGGTCTGTGAACTTAGTTTCTAATGACATAACTTATTTTCCTTTTAAATAAATATATTACAACGGCTTTTTAAATCCATCATTTGTATCATATCCACCTGGCGGCGGATTTTCAGTATCTGCGCCAAATGATTCGGTCTCATTGCCAAAATTAACGCGTTTAACAGAATAACGTTTTTGCAATGTAGAACGTTGTAATTGATATGGTGCTAATATTGCACCTTTAACTGTAATAGGCATTGTAGCTCGTATTACACGATCTTCGCCAGGTACCGATACCGATTCAAATGTATAATCTTGTATAGTGGTAATAAACTTCCAAGTAGTGCCCCAGGCAAATCTATTATTAGGTAAGATTTGCTCTACAATGTTATTCAATTGTTCTGTATAATCAGTCCATATCAAAATATCATAACTCACATCGACAAAGTCTGGTATAGTAGAAATATACAATTCTCGTTGTGGTTTAATGCCTTGCATTACAGAGAATCGATCATATCGATTGTTTTTAGTATATCGACTTTCATATAGCAGGGTATTACGTGCAAACTCATTACTACCTTCTGGATTCCAATTGACATCTAACTGGGCCATAGTATCGCGGTCGACTACACCTGTACGTTTAATAGAAATTAACGGCGTCATAATACGATCATTGTGATCATACATATAACCACGTGCTTGTATCTGCGTCCATTTTTCTGCATTAGCATATAATACCGGTACCGTAATTACAGCATTATTTTCAACGACTTCCGGATGTATAACATCTGATAGATATGATAGCCC